CTCCCTGAAGCAGTACCAAAAGATTATGGGTAAAAAGGGAATTAGCGGGATTGAGTATAAACAAGCCATGAGGTATAAGGATATTGCCCTGGAACCGATTAGTAAGTTTAACGGGATGATGGGTAAGTTAAATGATCTTTTGGAATATCCAAATGAGTATTGCACTTTCCAGGATCTGATAACGGAGGGGTGTGGGTATAAGTTATTAACGGGGGATGTATTTATATGGGGGGAATTATTAAAGGGAGGGGCTAATGCCGGTGTTCCAAATACTTTATGGGTATTACCATCCCAATACATGATAATAAAGGTAACGGATGAGTTCCCTGCCCAACCCACTTCGTATGAATTAATGACCTGGAATCAAAAGTTTTCAAAGGAGGTGATATTACATGAAAAGTATTGGAATCCTAATTGGAATATTAACGGGGAACAACTTTACGGGTTTGCCCCCTTACGGGCTTTTCTAAAAAATATCACCCGTAATAATGCGGCAAAGGATGCCAGTAGTGCTAAATTCCAGAATGGTGGTTTAGATGAGATAATTTATTTCGATGATGATCGGTTTACCGGGGATCAGGGGCTACAGCAAGCCCATGCGTTAAAGATAAAGCTTGCGGAGGAGTACACCGGGCCGGGTAACCAGGGTAAGCGGGCGGTATCGGGGTATAAGGTAGGATCTGTTTCCCTGGGATCTACTCCGGTTGAATTAGGGATAATAGATTCGGAGAAATGGGATGCTATAATGTTTTGTAATGGATATGGGGTACCACCTGAATTATTGGGATTAACTCAAAAAACATATAATAATGTAAAGGAGGCTGAGAAGGCTTTGACCACCCGATCTGCTATTCCGTTACTTAATTCCCGGCGCAATTCATTAAATAGGAAGATTCAGACCGATTGGGGGTTTAAGGGGGTAAATATATTTATAGATTATGATACTTCATGTTTTGGGGAATTACAAACGGATATGAATGAGGTTGTTAATGCCACGAGCAGGATGATCATGATTACTCCGAATGAGGAGAGGGAATTAGCCAATATGGAATTAAGGCCGGAACCGGAGGCGGATGAGGTATGGGTATTATCCCAGGGTAACAGGGTTCCGTTAAGTGATTTTGATCTTAGTAAGATGGATGAACTTTTAAAAAATATACCAAATGGGAACGGACAAGGAAACGAATCAGGAAATATGGGATCCGGAAATCCGGAAGATAATCAACCGGATGGTGATGATAAAATATCCCAGAACGGACAAGGAAAAACAAGGGTGCGTAACGGAAATGGAAAGGTTGTATAAGTTGCGGAAAAAATACAGGGGGGAGATTGAAATAAATAAAACTTATTTATAATATGAAATTTATAAAAAAGGTTATTGAAACTAAGGCCCTGGATGTGGATGTAAAAACCAGGCATGTTAAAATAGCTATTTCACAACTGGAATCAGTTGATCGGGATAATGATATTTTTGATCCTAAGGCGTATGATAAAACTATAAAGGAGAATGGGCCGAAGGGGATGAATGAGATTTGGCATTTACTTGATCATGATCATACCTCTTTGAATTTTTCGGCGCTTAGTAAGTTTAAAGAATTGTACAGGGATGGTAAATATCTTATAGGGGTATCGGAGTATAGAAATTCTTTTGCCTGGAGGGAGGTTGCCTGGCCACTCTATGAAGCCGGGGATATAACTCAGCATTCAGTAGGGTTTGAGACGATAAAGGATGAAAGGAATAACGATACCGGGGTCCGGTTAATAAAGGAGGTGAGGTTATACGAAGGGAGTGCGGTATTATGGGGAGCACAATCCGATACCCCTATGATGAGGATCGTAAAAAACTTATTAAATGTGGATGATGATGCCGAGATAACGGCGGTAGATAAGATAGATCAACTTATCAAGCAGATTAAAAAGGGAAGGTTTGAGGATGATCAGACTATTTTAATACCGGAGTTAAAGAGATTACAGGTTTTATTTGAATCAGGGGAAATCAAAAAAATATTTAAGGAGCCGGATATAAAATCCACTCCAGTAGGGGATCAGGGCAATCCCTTACCGACTATAAAACCCACTTTGCCGAATGAAATCACAAAGCCGGGATTTGTTGTAGAATGCCCATCATGCAAACGGTATACCTATAACACCCAGGGAGATAAAGGGTACATAAGGTGCCACAGGTGTGATAGTGTGTTTACCGATGGGGGGAAGTTATTTTTTAAACTTTAAATTTTATTAAAATGGACAATGAATTATCGTTACAGCAACAGATTCAGGGGCTGATGAAAGCGACTTCAGATAAACTTGAATTAAAAACAGAGGAGCAATTAAAAAGTATTGTTCTGGAGGTGGAAACCATAAACCAAAGGTTAAGTTTGATTGTTAACAAAAAGGATTTTGAGGTTGTGGGGCAGATGAGGAAAGATTTGGATGAGATAAATGAGGTGGTAAAAAAGAATCAGGAACTTTTTGATAATATTGCTGCACAGGAGAGCAAGAGGCGGGTGGAAAAAAAATCATTTGGCGATACTTTTAATCAGGAGATGGCAATTTTTGCCGAAAAAAACAAAGCGGAGATAAAGAATTTCCAGCATGATCGTAAAGCAAAACTGGTAATGGAGTTGAAGGTGGGTGATATGCTTATCAATGATGTAACCGGGTCTACTGCTAATGCATACAATCCACAGGGTGGGATTTTACCTAATCAGGCTATTAATTTCCGGGATCTTATTCCGACCACTGTTTCACCTACCGGGGCGTATGTTACTTACCGGGAGGGGGTGAGTACAGGATCCATTTCGGCGCAGACTGAAGGTGCTACAAAAACCCAGATAGATTATGCATTCACAGAGGTAAGGGCGGTGAGTAAATATATTTCTGGGTGGGCTAAGTTCAGTAAACAGTTAATGTATGCCCTTCCTTTTTTACAAAATACATTACCCAGGATGTTACTCCGGGATTTTTTCAAAAAGGAGAACGATTATTTCTATACAACGGTTGCGGTGGCGGCTACAGGGATAAGCACTTCCAGTAAAACGGTGGATGTGGAGGAAATGATTGAGATGATTGCTAATCAAAGGAAATCAAATTTTGAAGCTTCTTTTGCCTTGGTTGATTGGGCGCAATGGGCAAGATTTTTGTTAACCAAACCGCAGGATTATTCCGTTCCCGGTGGTGTTACGATTTCACCGGCGGGTATTGTACAAATGGCTGGCACTCCGATTATCGGAGCCTCTTGGGCGCAAACGGATCATGTTTTAGTTGTGGATAAGGGTTATTTGGAGAGGATAGAAACCGAATCGTTAAGAGTGGAATTTTCGTATGAAGATGATAAAAATTTTGAGTTTAATCTGGTAACGGCCAGGGTGGAATGCTTTGAGGAGATCAATATGCTTCGTCCTGATGCCTTTATTTACAGAGATTTCGGTAATAGTTAATAGAACAGATAATGGTATCTAAGGCTGAAAAACCGGGGTGGGTTTCTACCCACCCCTTATTTAAGATAATATGGAAAAAAGAGAGATACGAATTTCGGGTAAAAAGGAGATGAAACCTACCCGGAAACGGACCCGGTGGAAGGGTGGTAAAAAAGTATTAATATCCTTTATAAAAAAAAGGGAGAAACGTGAGCTATAATTATAATTCGGTTATATCGGTTAAGAACATTACCGCAGAGAGTGGGGATATAGCGGTACTGGTTTCCCTTACTAAGATGAAAGATTATTTAAGGTTACAGGGGTTTGTAGATACCGATGGCAGCCCATCCACCGATTTAGGGGATTTCGATTTCGATGATAATCTTTTACGGGATATGATTACCGGGGCTGCGGAATTGATTGAGGAGAAAGCCGGGATAAGTTTAACACCCAGAACATTACATGCGGTGGTAAATAATCTTTGTGGGTGGATTGAGATCCCATTTGGGCCGGTTAATTCTATAACGAGTGTAAAGGATGTGAATGGTAATACTCTTGTTTACACAACCTCCGGTAATTTTTGGATGAATTTAAAAACCCCTCTCTTAAAAGAGATCGTTATAATTTATGAGGCGGGTTATCATGATATACCTAAAGGGATAATAATTGATATTATGAGATTAGTGGCCTTCATGTATGAGAACCGGGGGGGTAATGATGTGGATGATTTTGCTTATAATTTAGTTTCAAAATATTCACGAAATACAGGCATCGTATGAATCAGATCAGGTTGGAGAGATGGGAGAGTGTAAAGGATGTGAATGGTAATTGGAAAGAGAATATAGTTATTAAGGTTAATGTTTTTGCGGAGGTAACAAGATCCGGGGGTGATAGGAGTTCTATAAACGGGCAAACGGGGTTAACTAATTTTTTTATTTTCCGGATGAGGTTCAATCCAAAAATACAACCTTCTGGAACCTGGAGGGTAATATACGGGGGGCGATCTTTTACGGTACATTCCATAGAACTGGAGGAGCAGAAACGGTTTTGGTGGGTTATAAAAGCTAAAGAAAAGGGTGAATGATGATGGGGGTTAAAAAAATAAATAGAACCAGGATGAGGAGATTTTCAGAACTCCATGTAAGAATGCAAAGGGGGATTGAAAAATCGTTTATTCCCCAGGTTGATGCTGCTATAAAAAAACAGATAACTGTTTTCTTAAAGGGGATTGATGATTTCGGGCTTGAATATATGCAACGGAATGTTATTATAAAAATTCCTTTTAGAGAGATCCAGAGTGTAATAAAAAGGATTTATTATAAAACGGCATTTATCGAGAGTAATTATGTGTTGAATTATTTAAGAGAAAGGAGGAAAGGGATTACCGGGTTATGTAACAGGTTTGGGTTTGAGTATAAGCGGGGTGGATCCCTGGGGGTGGGGTTTGGGGAATTAGCTACGATTATTGATCAGTATTTCCAGGTTTATTTATTGAATAATTCGGCATTACCCATTACGGCAACCACCCGGAGGATAGTGATTGATCATTTAATTGCTGAAGTGGAAAAGGGGGTACCATTGGCTCAGGCGCTTGCGGAATTCAAAGATCTGGCACTGACCGGGGGGTCGGTATTTTCTTTACCCAGGGCGATAAGGATCGCCAAAACTGAATCAACCCGGGGCTTAAGCTTTGGGGGGATGATCGGGGCTTATATGACTGGGGTAGATGTGGATAAGGTTTGGGTTACTTCGAATGATGAAAGGGTAAGGGGTTTACCTAATTACCCGGCAGAATTTTCTCATGTTCTCCTGGATTTACAAGGGGTCCCCATGCTGGGTAATTTTTATAATGGGGAGATGATAAGATTCCCAGGGGATCCGGAGGCGAGTATTAGTAATACGGTTAACTGTAGGTGTGCCATGTTTTTTAAAGAGAAACAGAATCCTGCTCCCCAGGTGATAAGATCTTTAAATAATTTCCTGGGAAGTATGTTTCCCGGGTTTATTATCGGGGCTGCAGGGGAATTAATTGAGAGTAGGGAGGATCAAAAAAGATAACCATAATGTATTATGTG